CTGTTATGTAATCGTTTCAATGACTTCATGCAGCTCGTTTGCTGCTGTCAGGCGTTCAGGTTGTCAAGTTTCAGCTAACTAAGCACGTTGTGTCTTAGCAAGTGACCCTTGCGTCCCGATTGCGATGCAAAAGTACGGCAAGAATTTCAAACTACCAAGACTTCCCACAAAAAAATTGCAGAAAAATTTTAGATAGTGCTATTTTGCAATCTCTAGAGTTTGCAAAAACAAGACAAATCCTCGATAAACGCCTAGAAGAAGCTCTCTCGAACTTAAAGTCAAAAACAGACTAAAACGAGCATCAGAAGTAGAAAAGCCGAAATGTCCGCCATATTTACAAAGCACTCCCCACCTCATTTGGGGCAATACCTTCTTGAAGGGAACATATTGAGAATATATCAATAACCGAAGGCATCCTCTCTCTCCTCTAGTCACTATTTCATCGTAAGATAAGCCATGAATCAACTATATACAAGGGGATATCGCCAATCCTTAAACCCCAATAGGTCCTTAGATCCTGAATAAATTTCATTGGATTGTTGAGCAAATTGTTTACCATGAGTTCAAAGACGTAGCGGGCTACGGCGAGAACTAACGAAAAACAAGATGCCAACAAGAAAGAGGTCAGGAAGTTGTCTTTTCAATTACGATTCGTACTATAACGGTCTAATGACTGATTTGGGTTAAAGCAATGACAAGAACATCTTATACGACTTTATATGGGAACGACTTTGCATTCTAACAATCATTCGACACTCTATTATTGTTTTTTCCGGCATCATATATAGACAAATGACAACTTCAAAACAAAAAAAGTGCCAAATATCGTTTGATTTCCGCACATTAGAAATATCTACTCTTGTCATTGTTTGAAAATGAACTACCTTTGCGTATGGACTTAGCCATATCGTGACACCTAAATTAGACTTACTCTTTGTTTTTTGTATTGATAAAAACAAGAAAGGAAGAAAGAGAGCATAGGCAACCACTAGCTTATCTTCATTGCCCCAAAACTACGGAAAATTACTAGGCAAGTGCAATCGCTATTTCCCATCACAGAACTTTCACAACCCTAAGCGTATGCAAAAATCATTACTTCCCCTATTTTTGTCGACTTGTGGTGTCGTGCCCATCGGGGTCTATGCAGCCAATGCGCTCCAACATCGTGTCATTGTCGGCACCCTCGTTGGAAAGACGGACAATCTTCCCATTCGTAATGCTGACGTTCGCACCAAAGGGTTACGCCCTTCCGTAGCCACCACCGACAGTTTGGGTCGCTTCACCCTGCGCACTGAAACCAATGCCACCGACAGTCTGCATCTCACTGCAAGTGCTTTGGGCTACGAATCTCAATCCTTTGCGGTGGCTCTGAAGAATAACGGCGACACTTTGCACATTGGGGAAGTATTACTCAAAAATAGTGACGTCCTCCTTAGTGCAGCCGAAGTAAAAGCCGTACTGGCGCGTATGGAACAGCGTGAAGACACCACTGTGTTCAACGCAGCAGCTTTCCGCACAGCAGAAGGATCTGCCTTGGAAGCGCTCATCAAACAACTTCCCGGTGCGGAAGTGGGTGCCGATGGTAGCATTAAGGTGAATGGCAAAACCGTGAAGGAATTGCTCATCAATGGTAAGGACTTTTTCAAAGGAGATACCAAAATCGCGATGAAAAATCTTCCCGTCAATTTGGTTTCTAAGGTAAAGAGCTACGAAAAGAAGAGCGATTTAGCAGAGCAAACCGGCATAGACGATGGCGAAGAAAGTTTTGTTCTCGACATCTCCACCAAGCGCGAACTCAACCAAACACTGCTAAGCAACATTGAAGTAGCGGGTGGACGCGATGACGAAAAGAACAATCTCTATCAGACCAAACTGATGTTGATGCGTTTCACCGACAATAGCCGCTTGGGTTTCTTTGGGTCGCACAACAACGTCGGCGATCGCGGTTTTGGAGGTCCTCGTGGTTTCATGTCCAACAATGATGGCCGCACCACCTCCACCATGGCTGGTTTAGATTTCTCGTGGGACAATGGCATCAAGCGCTTCAAGTCGGGAGCATTTGAAATTGGGGGTAATGCCCTCTATTTTCGCAACGACAACAACACCGAGAGTATCATCGCTAGTGAAACCTTCCTCACAGCAGGACGCAAACCCAGTTTTTCCAACACACATAGCTTTGCCAATAATCTCAGTCAAAGTGTTCGAGCTTCTTTGCGTCTAATGTGGAGCCCAGACTCCATGACCTCTGTTACCTTCCGCCCCAACTTCAACTGGAGCAAGGGAAATTCTAGTAGCAACAAGCGAGCTACCACTTTCGACAGTGATCCTTTCGCTTCTTTGGGTGTGAGCAGCACCGACGAAGTGCTCAACCGCACCTACGCAAGCACCACACGCGGCACTGCCGACACCTTGGTGAGCACTCTCCCCTATCTGGTCAATCTCAACAACAATAACAAGTTGGGCACTTCCTGGAGTCATGCTTTTGAAGGAGAACTCAATGTAACGCGCAAGCTCCCAGGCCGCACAGGTCGCAGTTTGAGCATAGAAGCGCGAGGCAAATGGGAGGAATCTGGCTCCACTAGTTATAGTTTTGCAGACATTCATCGCCGTCTTCGCAAAGACAATAGTCAGTCGGTACTTGCTCCCAACGGCACGCACCAATTTTCTAACCGTCCTTCCACCAGTTGGAACTATCGTTTGGGGGCGTCGTATGTAGAACCCATTGTGGGAAAACTTTATGGTGAACTTCGCTATTCCTATCAGCACCGTGTCACCGATGGTCGTCGCGATCTCTACAACCTCACTTCCCTATCGGGCTACAACACCCTCAACGATTACATCACCGCCAACGGGAGTTTGCCCGAAGCCCTATATAAGTTGAGTAGCGAAGCTGTGCAAACTCAAGTAGATCCAGCACAGTTGCTCGACCGCATCAATGCCAACGACCTCTATGCCGCTGCGTGTGATGCCGCAAATTCGCAATCCGCCACCTACCACTACAACACCCACCGCACAGAAATCGGACTCCGCTACAACACGAACCTCATCAACCTCAATGTGGGTCTGCGCTATATGCCCGAGAACACGCGTTTGAACTACAGTCATGCCTCTGTGGGACACATCGACACCACTCGCACCGTGCAAACCTTTGCGCCCAACCTTCGTTTGCGTGTCAAATTCTCTAAGACGCAGCGTTTAGATTTCTTCTATCGTGGAGAAACGAACCAACCTTCGATGACCAATCTGCTCAATGTAGTGGACAACTCCAATCCTCTCTACATCAAAGTGGGGAATCCTGGTTTGAAACCCTCGTGGAGCGACAATTTCCGCTTGTTCTATAATGGCTACAACACCGAGTCGCAACGTGGCATCATGGGCAATCTCAGTTTCACCAACGAGCGCAATGCTGTGACGCAAATGCTCGTCTACGACGATGCCAGCGGTCGCCAGTTCACTCGTCCCGAAAACATCAATGGCAACTGGACTGCTAATGGAGGATTCACCTTCAACACTCCTCTCAATGCCACCAAAATGTTCACCTTGTCCACTTCGACCAACGTGAACTTGTCGCGCTCTGTTGGCTACATTGCCACCACCTCACAACCCATCACCCTCGCCGACGCGCCTAATTTGTCACAGGTGAACCAGCTATTTGCAGGTGCAGTGACACAAAAGAGCACCAACCGCATCAGTGGATTTTCCGAAAAGATTGATTTCTCCTACCGCCGCAACTTGTGGGACGTGACCCTCGATGGTCGTGTGTCTTATCAGCACTCACGCTCCTCGCTCAACCCTAGTCAGAATCTCGACACTTGGAGCTACGACTATGGTGTTTCCACCAACATCACGTTGCCTTGGAGCATCAGTTTCTCCACCGATTTGCGCATGACTTCTCGTCGTGGATTTGCAGCTTCGGAGCTCAATACCAACGAACTCGTATGGAACGCCTCTCTCTCAAAATCCTTCTTGAAAGACAATGCACTCACCATGCGCCTTGAAGGTTTCGACCTGCTCAATCAGCAAAACAACATCAGTCGTTCACTCACCGCCTTGATGCGCACCGACACCTGGAGCAATATCCTCAACATCTATATCATGCTCCACGCCATCTTCAAGCTCAATGTCTTCGGAGGTGCCAAACTTCCCACTCCTCCCGAAGGTGGACCTGGAGGTCCTGGCGAGCATCATGGACCTGGCAACTTCCATCCCTCGATGCCTCCTGGTGGTCGTGGCAGAATGTTCTAATAGTCAGTATTTCTATACATTCTTTCAGTACACCGTCCATAGACTATTTTCCCTTCGCAGGAGCCTCCTCCCACAGGAAACTCCTGCTTTTTGCGCACAACAGTCGCAAGAATATGCGTTTACCACACGGACATTGTTCAAAATCACTAGATTTGTTGCGTATTCCACATTTTTTCAAGCAAATTTCAATGCTTTACTTTGAAAATCCTTTCATAAATCGTATATTTGCAGATATAAAATCAGCCAATCTCGCATACAAGCCATACGGTGCAGCGAGGTCCTTTCCCCACAAGTTCCGCCTTTTGCGGAGCATGCGCCTTATATCTAATCATGAAAGATGTGGCTGTCGCATCTCAAACAACGATATGTTATGACAAACCGACTCCAACTTTTGGTCAAGAAATTTGCAGACGGGCGTAACACGCGCTTTGCAAGTTTACTCGATACGAACGAAGCGCGCATTCGATCGTATCTCACGGGTACGGTTTTACCCAAGTACGATTTTCTAGCTGCCGTTAGCGAGCGTTTGGGGGTATCGGTGGATTGGTTGCTCACAGGTGAGGGAGAAATGATGAAGGCTGATCGCGAATCGGCAGAGAGTGATGCACACAGGGCCAATCGTTTTGAGGCACTTCCAGTGTATGACAACGATTTTACCTGCGGATTTGAAGAAGTGAACAATGAGCAACCTCCAGTGCCTAATTACTACATGGACACGCCACTCAACCGCTCAGCTGATCTTTGGTGCTCCGTGCAAGGCAAGAGCATGTTGCCCGATCTTGAGCCTGGCGACAAAATTGCGCTCCGCCAGTGCTCACTCGAGAGCTTCGAGCCCGGACACATCTATGCCGTTGTCCTCGACGATCTACGCACGGTCAAAAAACTACGTCGCGTACCCGGCGATCCCGAATTACTAGAATTCATTGCTAGCAACCCCGACTATGGTGTGGAACGCTATCCCATCAGTCGCATCCAACAACTCTATCGCGTGGTTGGAAAGTTGCATACTTTCTGATTCTACGGCAACAATCACCAAAAACTCCCCATCGTTCTCTTCTCTATGAACGATGGGGAGTTTTCATTGTGGAGAAACCAGCTCAGCCTTTACGCGAGAGCAAACTACGTCCCACCCGTGGATGGACATTCACCGGTAACAGTTTCTCTCAAAATCTCATGGCATTAGGTTGTGGACTCTCGCAAATCAACCAAGGTGACAAGAGTAGACAATATGTAGTCCTCGATTGGGGTGGCGGCACCAACACGAGCGATGCAGGTTGTGCCTATGCCCTCTTCCCTGTGGATGATGAAAAAATGAAGCCGACTGGCATTTTGTCTCTCCCCAAAGACCAGCACCGAGTGGTAGTAGAAAATGGTGTCGTCAAATTGGGCACTGGTGGTCGCGAAGTGCAACTATACAACCTTTCTGGTCGTCGCCTCCAACCTGGTCGCCTTCCCCAGAAAGGTGTCTTCATCATCGGCACACCCCATGGAGAAAAGGTGGTGTTCTGATATTTAGGGAGAAGTGCGTACTTTCAAAAACGAATGGTTTGTTGCACTTCGATCTTGAAAATACACGTGATTTGTGGAACGTATGCCTCGAGTGGCAGATAGGGGAGTTCACATTGTCACGGGAATACGCACTAATATGAAGAACCGCTTAATGGATGTGTACGACAAAATACTGCTCCGTAAAAGAAGCATTATCGAGACCATCAACGATATGCTCAAGAACGTTGCGCAGATTGTTCATACTCGACACAGAAGTGTCTCAAACTTTATTGTCAACCTTTTGGCAGGGATGGCGGCTTATGCTTTCTACGATACAAAACCTTCTATCAATATGGAGTTTGAGATGGAGGGAGAAGCAGAGGTGAAGCAGCTCACACTTTTCTAAAACAGACTTGCGTGAAACAATGGAACTTCGATCTAAAACTAGGTCGAAAGAATTCTTGTGTGCTATAACCAGAGTAAAAAGGAGGTGACCTTAAACCGAATTGGAGTTAGATAAGCATTTTCACTCCATTGTTCCACAACGGATTCATCGGAGAGATTACGAAGGTGTTTGAGAATCACAACAAGCCACACATCAGACGAATGGGTTTAGCAGAGCGACCATTATGCTGACAATACAGAGGTGAGAAGGCGGTATCAAATTTTGCCCAATCGATTTTATCGGCTAGTTTGTAGAGTGGGTGCGATTGGTTCAGCATATCGGATAAATTGCTGAAGAATGATGGAGTACTATGTGGCTATGTAATCATAAATCTGAAGTTTCTTACCGTAAAGAGAAGAAAATTTGCAGATTTAGCAAAGGATTTAGACCATTATATTACTGAATGGCAGATGATAAACATTTTGTTAAGGAGCGACTAAATACGCCCCTTGCGACATTTTTATGCTTCGCAAGAGGCGTTTTCTTGCCATTTCCTTCGTATTTCTCGTTATGAATGAGTAACTTTGCGAAAAATAATTTCTAAAATGACTAAAGTTGGATGCGGTTATGAAATCATAGAGTCTCTTGAAGTTGAGCCTCATATCAGATTCTTTAGAATACGACCAACGGACATAAAACTCACATTGAGAGCCGTTTTTAGATCATTATCAAATAATAGTTGGATAATGAAATTTGACAACGTTTTTTTGAAGCATACGTTTTCTGTCCGGTTACAAAGCACAATAGATTATATCTCGAAGAATATTATTCACAAAAATGACGATTCCCTAACAAAGGATTCTGCAGAATATGTCATTTCTGAGGTTGCTCGAAGCACAATAGTTGAACAATTAGATTACTTAGACATCCCCTTAGGAGAACTTATTAAGGAACAAAAATCAGGGAATCCCGGTTTTGATTTCTATTCAATGAATAAGTCTAATATAATCTTATTCGGAGAAGCCAAGTATGTTGCAGCGCAGAATGCTTATGGCAGAGCTTTGGAGCAAATATATAGATTTAACACAGAGCAAAGAGATATTGCAGATTTACTCGATATACAAAACTTATGTCCAGAAGCTTCATGTAATGAAGTATGTAAAGGAAATAAGGGGTTTGTTGCTGCATTTTCTAGTAAGCATACTCCTACAGAAAGACTTATCAGTAACATCAAAGATAACGTTAATTACCAGAGACTTTCCTCTCATAAAGAGCTCATATTAGTTGCTGTAGATATTTGTCAATAGAATGATAATGGAAAACTTAATATATAAAATAATAAACGGAGAGAACATTGAAGAAATACTCTCTTTCGTACTAAATCGGATATATACTAACGGACCAACAAATATAGCTGATATGGAGATCCTTTCATATCTATCCCTTTACCAGAAAGACGTTTTTGAGAAATATAAGAAATCAATACTCAACTATATAGGAGCTTTCTACAAAGGGGCAGAATCTAATTCGCTTAAATCCAAGGTTTTTTCTTTATACCGTGATTGTATCTGGGAAGAATTTGCCCATTTATACACACCTATTCAAGCAAATATAGTACATAATATATCGAATAATAAGTGTTTTAGTTTCTCTGCGCCAACAAGTACTGGTAAATCGTATGTCTTCTTAAATCTAATAAAAGAATTTCAACGCGATGTTGTAATCATCGTTCCGTCGAGGGCATTGATAAATGAATTTTACATCAAACTTAATAATTCTATTACTGATAAGAGTGTAAATATCCTTACATTCATCGATAAGATAAACACAAGAAAGGCAAATCGCAATATCTTTATTGTAACTCCAGAAAGGTGCCGAGAACTATTCAAATACGAAGAGTTTAATGTGGAACTTTTCTTATTTGATGAGGCACAATTAAGCGATGAAGATAGTAAGCGAGGATTGTATTTTGATAGTATAGTGAGACGATGTCAAAAAACTTTTCCAGAGGCAAAATTTGTTTTTGCTCATCCATTTGTAGCCAATCCTGACTCCCAGATAAAGAAAAACCATTTTAATGAAGAGACATCTAAAGCATTGCGATATGAACAGAAAAATGTTGGACAGCTATTCATGTGCATGGACAAGGGGAGATTCTATCATTTCGGAGTGGAAAAAGATCTAATGGGAAAAACAAAAGTTTTATATGAAGGTGATCCTATAGAGACTGCCGTTCGTAATGGAAAATCCATTTTGTTTTATGTATCAAAATCTTCGATTCGCGACAAATCATTTCTCAAGAAGTTTAAAAAATACATTAATCTTTGCGCAGATTTGAACAAAGAAGATGTTGATATTTATCTCGATAATCTAAAAAGATATACGGGAGGAGACACTGTTGCAAATAAGAATTATTTTTCGCAAATGTTATCTTTGCTAAGAAGGGGTATTGTTATACATCATGGTTCTCTTCCTTTGCAAACAAGAATTATAATAGAGAAATTCACAAAGTCTGGTTTTTGCCGTTTGTGTTTTGCTACATCAACATTGGAACAAGGCATTAATATGCCTTTTGATATTGTATTTTTGGATAGACTTGAAGGAAGCAAGCCGCTGTCAGTTAAGAATCTTATAGGAAGAGCTGGTCGTTCTACGACAGATTGGGATTTTGATTTTGGGTGTGTTATTATCAATTCCTCAAATAAGATATCAAAGTTTAGAAATATAATGCTTCAGGATGAAACCCTTGAAGATGTCTCTGCACTTGAAACAGAAACCATACATGATGATGATTATAATACTTTTAAGGATGCCATATTAAATGGCACTTTTTCTGACGAATACAACCTAACAAATAGTGAGCTACAGAAATTGGAAAGTAATGAAGTGCATGATATAGTAAAAATGCTTTTAGATTTAGTGTTTCCAGATAATACTCTTATTGGTATAAATGAAATCAGCAGTGATTTGAAATGTAAGCTCGATTTGTATGGATATTTCATAGTATTGTATGAAATGTATCTTGGCAGAAGTTTGGTAGATGCAGAAAAGGATGTATTATCAACAGCTATCAAAATAATGTTATGGCGTGTTTATGGGAAAACATTTAAGAATGTCTGTTGGTACAGATATTCTTATGCAAGCAAAACAAAAGAACGAGAACAAAGAGAACGACTGGGAAAAGATACAAATAGAATATTTGCTAACTACTTGGTTGGTTACCATGATATTCCCAATAAGAAGCTAAAACGTTATCCTTTATTTGATGCAAAGACGCTTGCTCGAGATGTTGATTACGATACTATCGTCTATGATACATATGATTATTTGGATAAATTGATCGGGTTTAAACTAAGTGATGTGTATTATGCAACTTTGAAAAAATATTATTTATCAAATCACGATGAGAGAGCTCTTAAATTGGCAAAGTATATTAAATATGGAACAGCTAATGAACGATATATTTGGATGTTACGTTATGGAATGAGTTATGAGGATATTGAAGTCTTAGGAGAACATATTGAAGATATTGATGAAACGCAGATTACCTTCAAACCCTCTATTAATAATGTGCCAGAGGAAGATAGAGCTGTGATAAATAGATTCATATAATCGCTATAAAAGAAATTTGGGATAATGGCTTTTTGTTACTTTTGAGTCGTCTCAACTCACTGTCAAAAGTAACGAAGTGTTTTTCATTGGGATTGCTTTGCTCCTTTCTTTATCCACCCAAAGCTCTTGAAGGAAGCCCCCGCGTGGGTTACTCTTCTTCTTTGTTTTCTTTTGAAGCTGCTACCAAAGAGCTTGCAAGTGCTGAGACTTTTCCGGCTTCACCACGTACGCCAGATGCCGTGTTGAGTAGATCATTATTATAGCGTATATTATTTGCCATTGCATTATTGAGTGAAAGATTATTATTCTTTTCAGCCAGTTTAAGAGCATTAGCTTGGTTAGCGTTTTCAACAAATTGAAGCGCTTGCTGACCAAATTTTCCTTGAAGTTTCTTTAAGCTGTCGTCATCAAGTTTAACAATACCAGATACATTTCCATCAATTCCCTTTTGAAGAGTTGCGTTAAATAATTCGGCTTTAAGTTGCGAAATTCCAGCATTCGAATTTGCTGTTGCTCGATTTAGAGCTTCTGTTGCAAGCATTTCTTGATATAATGTGTTCGAACTAAGCGCATGCTTTCGGCGTGCATCATAATAACTATTCGAAAACGCATTCGAACCTTGTTTTGGTTCATTTGCAAGTTCAGATAGTTGTTCTGCTTCGAAATTGTCAAATCTTTCTTTTTGGTATTTTTCAGCAATTGATCGAGAAGAATTAACCCTTCTAGAGCGATTATATCGAGTTTGATTTAATCTAACAAACATGCCGTTTGGATCTGTTGAAATCTTTTTGTTTCGTTGAAGTTCTTGACTTTCACCAATAAATCTCTTCAAACCATCGACTGGACCTTTGTTCGGATTATTGATGATTCCGGCAAATTTACCAAGCAAACTTCCGCTGACACGCATAATTGTAGGTGTAATAGCGAGTGGCACAACTTGAACAAGCCCAACCCCGTTACAAGGCGATTAAGTTTTTTTGTGAACAAATCAAGCGTAGTGGCATTTCATCTGATTTGATGAGATTGGTGGAAACCGCCAATAACAAGAAAGGGAAAAATCGCACTTTATCTGAACGCACTTTGAATCAATGGGTGTTGGATTATGAAAAGGCAGATACGCCTGAAGAACGATTAAAAGCTCTCGCACCAATGCAACGGGTGGCGAAAAAGGCAGAAGAAATTGTGTGGTTGCCTGACTTTTTGGCGGTGTATCGCCAAACCAATGGCATCAATGTTGCAGAAGCCTATCACTATTTTTCGGCTGAATGGGATGCACGTTTTGCAGATGAGCCATTGCGTTTAGAGATGAAACCGAGCATTGACCAAGTTCGTGCTGCGTTGGCGAAATTGCCAAAACACATTAAGGAAATTGGTCGTAAGACAGGTTCTGAACTCCGCGCCCTTAACACTTATGTGAAACGCGACTGGAGCGTGTTGCAGGTAAATGATGTGTGGGTAGGTGATGGCCATGCGATGAAATTGAAAGTCGCTCATCCTGAACACGGTCGCCCATTTATTCCTGAGGTGACATTAATAATGGATGCATCTTGTCGTTTTATTGTTGGTTGGTCGGCAAGCTTGGCGGAAAACGTTCTAGCGGTGGCTGATGCCTTGCGTTATGGCGTGGAGCGCTACGGTATACCTGCAATTTATTACTCCGATAACGGTGGTGGTGAGAAAAACTGGATGCTTGATGGTGATATTACGGGGATGTTGCCACGTTTGGGCATTAATCACCAAACAGGGATTCCAGGCAATCCACAAGGGCGTGGGATTATTGAGCGAGTGCACCAAACGATTTTATATCGTATCGCTCGCCAGTTTGAAACCTATCATGGTACTGGAGCAGACCGCGACACTATTCGACAAGTTAGCACTGCTGTGATTTCACTAGATAAGGCAAAGCGTAAAGGCTCGACTCAACTAACGCCAAAGCAGCAATGGGCTGTGGGTAAATTGCCAAGCTGGAATCAGTTTTTAGATGCGGTTCAAGCAGGGGTTGATTGGTACAACAACGAGCATGTGCATAGTGAAATCGGTATGACACCCGCACAAAAACGCCGTCAGTTGATGGAGAGAGTGAACCCTGATGATTTGGTCTTTGTTACGCCAGTGGAAGCAAGGGATTTATTCCGCCCAAGTACATTACGTGTGGCACAACGTGGTTGGTTACAACTTTTCAATAATTATTATTTTAGCGCGAAATTGCTCGATGCTGATGGGCAAAAGGTGCAAGTGATGTTTGATATTCACGATCCAAGCCAAGTGATTGTGAGAAAGCAAGACGGCACTTTTGTGTGTTATGCCGAATTAGATGGCAATAAACGTGATGCCTTCCCAATGCCGTATGTTGAGAAAACACGCCAAGAGCGTCATGCACGCCGCGCGAAATTGAAACAAGAACAGCTTGATGAGATTCATGAGGAACTTAACCCGATTATTACGATTGATCATCAGCAAAGTTTTGAACTGTTACGCACAAAACCGAAAGCCAAACAGGAAGCTACCCCAATTTTCTTAACCAAAGCGGACAAAGAAGCGTGGGAACAAAGAAAAAAGTTAGTGAATGAGTAAGGAGAGCAGCAATGAAAGCACAAGAATTAAAAGCGTTTATGGATGCGCACAAGATGAGCCAAAAACAAGTGGCAACCTTGTTTGATGTGTCCATTACAACAGTGAGCCAATATTTAAACGGTAAATACCCGACTGATACCAAGTGGCTCGATGAAAAAGTGGATGAGTTGTTAGCACGCCATAAGGCGAAAGTGGTTGAAGCGAAATACAACAATGCATTTGTCCCCACTCAAACAGCAAAGCGCGGTATGGAAATTATGCACTTTGCCCACGCTGAGGGCGAAATTAATGTGATTTACGGTGCGGCAGGCTTAGGCAAAACACAAATGCTAAAACAATATGCAAAAGAACATAGTTCAGCCATTTTGATTGAGGTTGATCCAAGTTGCACACCGAAAGTGTTACTACGCAAGATTGCAGAAAATGTTGGTTCAACCAGCCGAGGGGTAAACAACGATGTACTTTCAGGAATTGTGGAAAAAGTAAATGGTGCGGAACGTTTGTTAATGATTGATGAAGCCGAGTTACTTTCTACCCGCTCTTTGGAATTTATCCGACGTATTCACGATTTAACAAATTGTGGGGTGATTTTAGCGGGCATGCCTCGCTTGTTGGTGAATTTAAAAGGGAAAAATAATGAGTTGGCACAGCTTTATAGTCGAGTGGGTTTTGCTTGCGACCTTGGCAATGCATTACCTGAAAGTGATTTGGCGATGTTAGCAGAAAGTGCACTTAATACGAGCGAATTTAATGCGGCTTTATTGAAGGCCTGTAAAGGCAACGCACGCCGATTAAGTAAGTTAATGCGAGGTGTTGTGCGTTCGGCAGAGATTAACGAAACCGAAATTAGCGCAGAGATGATCGAACAATACAGCAAAATGTTAATTAGTTAAGGAGATGACCATGTTACAAGCAAGAAAAAACAAACAATTAAACAAAAACAATGCCGTGATGTTGGCTTATTTAGAACAAGTAGAAAAAGCGGTGAGACGCTTAAATGAAATGGGGCTTACGGTGATTAATGTGCACTTTGAGAAGATAAGACCGACGGTGCGTGTGATGAATAATGCGGTAACAGAAAAGCTAGAGAAAGACCAACGGGCTTATGTGTATCACGTGGGGCGTGATGTGGGTCGATACAAAGAAGCGCAATTTACGGTGGAAGGTATCCGCGTGGTTTGGCGGAAGTATTTGAACTAGGAGGAGGAATGGCAACGCGTCGGCAAATTTATGCAGTCTATCGCGGCGAAGAGAATTTGGGTGACGGGACTGCGGAAGAATTAGCAAAGAAACTCAATGTGAGCGAAAAAACGATTTACAGCTCGGCAACAGTCGCCCGATGTAAACGTGATAAAGGTAAGCGACTTGTGGTGATTAAGTTAGGTAAAGAGGAACTCTAAATGAAGGTGATGATTGAAGGGAAAGAATACTGGCGTGATGCAAAAGGCAATTTAACGCCAGCTGAGTTAGTGAAAGACATCGACAAAGCACGTGATGTGCTTGTGCGTGAATGGGTGGAAAAAGGCGTGTCCTTAAATAAGGATATGCGTAATTTTAAAGATGGCATTTTCGGCGATATTCAGGCGTTTATTGAACTTTCGGCTGAAAAATACAATGCAAAAGTGGGCGGTAGTAAAGGCAATATCACGCTTTATAGCTACGACGGCAAATACAAAATCCAACGTGCGATTAACGACCATTTGCAATTTGATGAACGTATCCAGGCTGCAAAAGTGTTGATTGATGAGTGCTTGAATGAATGGAGCGAAGGCTCTCGCCCTGAACTAAAAGCATTAATTGAACGTGCGTTTAATGTAGATAAAGAAGGAAACCTCAACACTTCACGAATTTTAGGTTTGCGTCGAGTTGATATTCAAGATGAACGTTGGCAAAACGCAATGCAGGCGATTAGCGAAAGCGTGCAAGTGGTGAGTAGTAAGGCTTATGTGCGACTTTATGAACGTGTGGGCGAAAGCGATCAGTATGTGCCGATTGCGTTAGATGTGGCGGGGGCTTAAAGCTTATTTAAATGCCCTTTAAATCTCCCCTAACCCCTCTTTACAAAAGAG